CTTTGTGCAAGTAGACACATATTCCTTTTTTAGTTTTACTTTCTGGCATCTTCTTCAATTTTTAATTTCTTCAAATAAAGCGCAAGGTCTAACGCTTCCTCGTATGCGTGTTGTAGCCATTCTGAGCGCGTTAAGTCTTGTCGGTCGAGTGTTGTTCCGTACGTCTGCATTCCCTTCGCTTCACGCGCTTCTAATTCGGCAATGACTTGCGTGAGTAGATTACTTTTCTTCATTCGGCTTTGACATCATTGAACCTATCATAAGCGCGAGATAGATTTTCTCTTTCGCGTTCAAATCTTTTCGTTGTGAAAGCTCCAGAAGAATGTCGCCTAATATCTTTCCCTGTTGAAAGTAGTTCGCGAGTGAATTAACAATTTCGCGTTCGCGGTCGTAAGTCATTTTTAAAGACTCGTATAGTGGTGTGTTTTTCATTTTATTTGTGATTTATCAATTACAACGTAAATCGTGTCTATTACTTTACCAATTACAACTTCATTGTTTTGGTTGTTGTTCAATTGATTTGTTACATTCCTATCTAATACCTCAACTTCATTAACAAAGAAATTTGTGTTTCCACGATTGCTAAACCAATTGTAACCAAAAACTCTGTGGTATTTTATTTTTACCTTCCAACCGTAACTGGCTGCACTATCTAACGTAGCAATAATTACAGGATCATTAATATCATTGTCAACGGAAAAATCAAAACCTTCAGCTGAGTTCATTCCTGTTTGCGTTGCGTTTAGATGTGCTTCGTGTGACTTCCAAATTATACCGCTTTTTGTGAACTTTGTAATCATACCAATTCGCTCACCGTTTGCTTGGTTTTCCGTGCAAGAAGTAAACATTACCATTGCAGATAGACTTAAAAAGAATGTGATTTTTTTCATATTTTTTATTTTATTTGTGCTAATATAGTGAACGTATGCTAACCGACAACATACTGTCCGTAACTTGGATTGAGTTCGAAGTACATTCGCATCATTATAGCGTCGGCAACGTCGGGTGAAATACCTTCGCGGTTCTTGATTACGTCCTTCGGTGTGACCATTAACTTTCCGTCGACATCCGCACGGTGTCGCTTAATCATTTCAAGTTCACGGACGATTTGTTCTTTGCGCGTACTGGATAATATTGTTATCTTGTTTTCCTCTACATATTGAGCGAGTTTGTAGTAACATTCGCTTTTCAAGTTTTGATATTGTGGGTGTTTTGGTTTTGATCCATTCTGAAATCCTAAGCACTTCAAAAAGTCACAGACTCCACCGCCCACCCCATCTTCATCCGCGATAATGTTTTGAAGTAGTATGTTATGTTCTTTGGCTACAACTCGAATCTTGTTCACGACTTCGTCCAACGCTGCTCTATTCAACTCGATAATGTCGATGATGGTAAGACCTTCCCAAACAATAATAATCGTTCTGTCCTTACCAAATCGCGCTATATCGGCTGTTATGTACTTCTTTCCTTCATTGATTACTTCGTTGCGGAACATTCGCAGCAAGTTCTCCGTGTTAAATAGTTTGTCGCTGTCGTCGTCGAACTCCCAATTGCCTTCTAAAAGTCTTTTGCGGTCGTACTCTGGAAGTCTTCTAAGAGATTCGATATAAGCAACAGGAAGGAATGGGTTATCTTGCGGTAACGCTTGAACAAAAGCACGGTGCGAAGGTAGTTCGTTCCTATTGTTCTTCATATAGAACTCATTATACAACCAACCCTTTGAAGGATTACACGATAAGAAACCTTTGGGAATTAACCCGAACTCATTCAACTTATAACGGCAACGAGAGTGAACGATGTTGACCGCTTTTTCGCTTACTTCGGATACCTCATCTATGAAGTAATCTGTAATTTCCATCGATCCAAGTTGGTCGAAATTTGGATTTGACGGATAGCTAAACAAATCTTTCAAAACAATTTCACTTCCGTTAAAGAACTTAATTATATTCGATTGTCCGTTGTATGTGTAGTGTTTGTCAGCAATCAAACCAAAGTCTTGCGCTGTTTCAAAGAAGGTGTTTAACGTAGTCTTTTTCAACGTGTCTAATTTGCTTCGTCCGATAAGAGAACGCGTTCCAGCGTACTTCAAACGACGCTGTATTTGCCACATACAACCGAACTTAGTCTTTCCACCACCCGCCGCGCCACCGTATAACAACTGCTCAACTTGCGAATCGGTTGCAAGGTAGTTAAGCGCTTCAATTTGACGCGGCAGGTATTCGGGTTTATATGGTTGCATTAAAATAGTGTTAGTTGATTTTCAACAACAGGACAAAGTTCGTCTTGAAGTATTTGAACAATGCGGTCGTACTTCTTCGCATCGTTGTTTTGCTTTACTTGGTGCAATAGCAATTCAAGACCAGCGTTGAACGCTTCGTCTTTCGTTTTATATACGCAGTATTCAGCGTGGTAAATCAAAGGCTGCGACCAACCTTGATCCTGTCCTTTGAAACTAATTGAATAACTCCAATTTCCGTTCTGAACAATGGCTACATTGACCTGCGCTTCATAACCTTTGATACATTTGTAGGTGTAGAGAATCGGGTTCTCGCAAACACCTTGTTCGTTGAATGTGAACTGACTCATTGCTTTGAAAGATATAATTTATACAACTCACGAAACCCTTCGAACTGAATCGATTCTTTTAGCAGTTGTCTTTTGCGGTCACTCATTCGCTCAACCATTCCTTTTGAAAGTTGTTGTTCGTTGAAGACTGTCTTTCGTGCCTTCGCTTTACAAAGGTTGTATTCTTCGTCTGTGAATGTTTCAGCCGTTATACGCTTACTTTCTTCTAACCACCGCATCATTGACACTCCGCGTAGTTCTAACGTCGTGTATTTGCCTTGTTTGAAGCTGTCAATATCTTCCTTTAACATCCTTCTCCAGCTGTCGTCGTTCACCGCCATTTCGTTTTCTTTTATTTGTTGTGATTTTTCTTCTATCGCTTCTGCAATTTCACGCTGTATTTGTAAGTTCGCCTTGTCTCTATGTGGTTTGTAGTGTGTTAGTACGTCGCCAATAAATGAAACACTCAACGCTCCAAAATGCTCACACTTTTTACTCAGTTCATTTGCCGCGTTTAGTTCAAATGCGAGGTTGAAGTGTTCGAATGTAACCCAACGAAAGTGTTTACCTATGAACTCGTGCAGCATCTGGAGCAGTTGTGCTTCGGGAAGTGCTATTCCGTACATAGCGCACACCTTCGAACATAACTTAACGAATGTAGGCAGGTCGTAGTCGGCTACAAATGCGCTTTCACGCTCGGCACGATCAACCCTTTGTGTAATGCTGAGCGTCTGCGTAGATGCGTTGCGCAGCGTCTGAATCGAATTTTCCATTTTTGATTTTTGTTTGTTGGTTTGTTGTTGCGAATGTACTTAAATCCCATTTACGAACGGCAGCCTTCCAATCCTTCATTGGATTGCGTCCAACCTTCCAACCATTTGCCTCGTAGTGTGCGTGGAATTTCTCGGTAAACTTCAACGCGTCTTCGTTGCTTAACTTCTCACACGCGTATTCGTATATTTCAACAACTGTTGGTTTAACGAATGCAGACTTCTTTTCTTTCGTTGGTGCTGGAAGTTGAGCAGGTTGCGCGTTGAGTAGTTGTTGAACCTGCGCTTCGAGTATCTCGATTCTTTTTTTCAATTGTAGTATTAGCATTGTGTTCCTCCGTAAGTTTCGTTGTAAAAATCTTCAAATTGAATTTCAAATATTTTTCTTAATTTTTCATTGGTAGTAACATTATCTAAAGCAGCTTCTTTCATCTGTTCCTTTTCCATTTGCAGTTTGTTGTACGCTAAATTAATGCAGTCGTTCAGTGCATTTTTAGGGTTGACATAAGGTTGGTCAAGTAAGGATTTCATTTCATTAATTAGTTGTTCAACCGCAGTTTTTTTCTTTTCCATAGTTATTTAGTTTTTAGTTATGTCAGTCCATTCCCAGCCTAAGCACATCTTCATCATTGTACGATGAAATAAGTTAGGCTTTTTTTCAAACCAAATACACATTCCTGTCTTACTGCCTAAGCAATAAGAGCCTACACATTTAGAAGATGGCTTAAATTCAAGTGCTGGTTGCACTAATTCTGATTCTGTTTTTGTTTTCTTTTCCATAGTAGTTAAGTAAATATAAGTAACGATAACAAGAGCAATTATTGACATCAATGTCATTACTTGAGGATGTGTTATCATTAGTGAACTGAAGAGTAGAATTGCAATTGCGAATGCTACTGATAATAAAAGTGCTTTGATTTTTGACATAATTATTTATTTGATTTAGTTATTACAACATTTACATTTACCTCTACCGGCATGACCTTTCATTTTGTCTTTAGGCATCCATACCCCAATGTAGATTAGAAATAGTATGGGTATGCACATTAGCATACATAATAAAGCATAACCTATTGTTTCCATTTATTTAGTCCCACCCTTCGCCTTTGTAATCGTCCGCGTCTTCTTCGCGTGTACATTCGTAGCAAAGACCGATTTCGTCTTCGAACAGTTCCTGCACGTCGCTGTCGTCCCAGTCACGATATTTTCTGTTGGTTGATTTAATGTCTGCAACTCGTTCTTCAATTAATTCTGAATCGCAATAACGGCAATAGTCGCTCATACATTTTTGATTTTAAGGTTTATTTTAATTTGGCTTTTCTTTTCGCTTCGAGTTCCTTTTGATGCTCGATATGCTCGACAAACTTAGTGAAAAATTTAATAGGTTTAGCATAACCCATCTCATTCATCAATCCACAGATGCGTTCAACGGTTGCCGCGTAGGCTTTGTCGCATTCAATCTGCCACGTTGCTTGTTTGATTCCGTGCATCACGGTTGCGTGATCCTTTCCGTAGTGCTTACCAATTGATTCGAAACTTTGAAAGTAGCAAGGGCGAATTAAAAAGAAAATGATTTGTCGTGCTGTCACTATCTCGCGTCTTCTTGTTGGGGTGTAAAGCATTTGAGACTGAATACCCACAACGCTACACACAACGTCTTCGAGTGCGCTCCAGAATATCTCACGCTCGTTTTCAAGTTCTTGCTGTTGTTTGATTTGCTCGGTAGATAGACGCTCGTATTTCGGGGTAAGCATCAACCAAAGCGTTTCGAATCGTTCCATGTGTGCAAATGGAATCATATCTACTATTTGCTGTCTAATTTGTTCGTTAGTCATTTTCTTCGTTTATTAAAATGGTTGGTGTAAATGTGCTGAATACTTCTTCCCGTGACAATCCCGTATGAAGACAAATGTTGTTGAAGTCTTTGATTCTCATTCGCTCTGGGTGTGCGACGTAAAGTCGTGCTGTCGGGTCGCTGATTCGAAGAACGTTCTTGAAGTTATTCATTGTCTTGAAGTTCATCTTGACAAGTCGTCCGAATGGCGTTTTATAGATTGCTTTATTCATCTTGACCTCCGTAAGTTTCGTTGTAGTATTGTTCTACATTTGAATGAGCAGTTCTAACATCTAAATCTAATGCTTTATCTAAACCTTTTTTTGCAAATGATATTTGCT